ATTCTTGTGAGTAGCTTTTTGATTAATATATTATTAATATTCCTCAGTCGCCTAATGACATGGCAACTCGCTGTTACCGAGTAATAACTGTTGGTTTGAATCCAACCTGAGGAGCCAAAAATTAATTTGAACCTCTTTTTATAAATAATTAAAAAGAGGTTCAAATTTGAAATGTAAAAATTGTTATAAAGAACATGATGGATCTTATGGGTCTGGAAAATTTTGTAACAAAAAATGTGCTTGTTCATTTGCTACAAAAAATAAACGAAAAGAAATTAATAAAAAAATAAGTAATTCATTAAATAAATATTTTAATAATAAAATAATAAAATGTAAGTTTTGTGGGAAAATATTAAAAACAAAGTCTAATAATTATATTTGTGAATATTGTGGATATCATAATTTTACACAAAAAATAAAAATTCCTATAATAAATTATTGTATTATATGTGGTAATGAAACAAAAAAAATAGAAAAACATGTTCAAAAGAATGTTATAATTATTTATTTTCATTAATACGTTCTAAAAAAATATTAGAAAATGGAACTACTAATTTTGGTACGAAACAAAAAAATTTTTCATATAAATTTGTTAAAAATATTATTTGTGATTCTAAATTAGAAAAAGCAGCGATTATTTATTTAATTGATGTTTTTAAAGCTGATAAAATAGAACGTTATAAAAATATACTTAATTTTTGGGATGGTGATAATATTCATAAAACATTTAATCCTGATTTTTATATTAAAAAACAAAATGAGATTTATATTATTGAAGTAAAAATGAAATGGTATAGTAATATTAATCATAAATATAATAATAATATTCCTTATAAAAAAATAGCATTACAAAAATATTGTAATAGTAAAAATTATAAAATGATTTGGTTAGATTTTGAATATGATGAAAAATTTAAAAAAATATATAAAAATGTATTATATAATAATATATAATGTCTGGGTATAGGCTAATCCGGTAAGTCACTTGGCCTGGGACCAAGGAATTGCTGGTTCAAATCCAGCTACTCAGACATTAAGTATTAAACCTTTCTTAATTTATATAAATAAATACAAAAGAAAGGTTTAATACTTCTAAAATGTATTATTTTATGTATCAAACTATAAATTTAATAAATGGTAAATTTTATACTGGAGTACATTCTACAAAAGATTTAGATGATGGTTATCTTGGTTCAGGTAAATATTTAAAATATGCTTTAAATAAATATGGTAAAGAAAATTTTAAAAGAGAAATACTTGAATTTTTTGGTTCTAAAAGTGAAATGTATTATATAGAATCTTTAATTGTTAATGAAGAATTTGTTAAACGAAAAGATAATTATAATATAAGAATTGGTGGACGTGGTGGATGGGACCATATAACTTCTATGGAAAAACAACCATGGAAAATAGAACATGCAAAACAAATGAGAATCATTTTAAGTAATAAATTTAAAAATGATAAAGAATTTGTTAGAAAATTTAAATTAAAACAAATGGGTAGAAAACATACTGAAAAATCAAAAGAAAAAATGAAATTAGCAAATGTGGGTAGAAAACATACTGAAGAAACAAAAAAGAAAATAGGTAAAGCAAATTCTATAAAACAAATTGGTTTAGGTAATTCAAATTATGGTAAATGTTGGATTTATAATTTAGAATTAAAACAATGTAAACCAATTAAAAAAGAAGAATTAAAAAATTATATACAAGAAGGTTGGATTAAGGGTAGAAAAATGAAAATGGATGGTGATTATAGTTTAATTAGCAAAACGTAAGATCGTGGCTCTTAAGTTTTGGGTGCAATTCCCAGTAATCACACCAAAAATATTTATGCTCCTGCTTGTGAGTAGAAAAATAAAGCCGATGTGATTTCTAGTCGAGACAGTACATAATTTGAGTAAAATATTATAAGTGTACATAATAACAAAGTAACGAACGAGTCATAGGAATTTAATAAAAATTAAACAAATACATTAAGATTTAACGAATAATTAATAAGTTCTAATTTATAAATAAATAAAAAGGAATTTATTAATTATGAAATGTAAAATATGTAATATTGAATTAAAATCTATTAAATCTATTTCTAAACATGTTAAATATAAACATAATATTGATTATTTAACATATAAAATTAAATATGAAAATTTTGTAATACCAAAGTGTGAATGTGGGAAAAATGTAAATATTAAAAATTCTACATTTTTTAGAAAAACTTGTGGAAATAAAGAGTGTATAAAAAATTATAGAAAAAATAATTTTGTTATGTCTGATGAAGCAAAAGAAAAAATAAGAAAAAAAAGATTAGAATATATGAAAAATAATCCAGAAAAAACAGCTTGGCGAAGTAAAAAAATTTCATATATTGAAAATATATTTTTAAATGAATTAAAAAATAGAAATTTTGATAAAAAATATTTTATAATAAGAGAAAAATCAATATTTCCATATTTTATAGATTTTGCTTTTGAAAATGAAAAAATTGCTATTGAATTAGATGGTAGTCAACATTTATTAAAAGAAAGAAAAG